GATCTCCAAGCGAGAGGAGAACAATATTTACCGTAATCTACAGAACAAAATTTTGAGTGAAAGTTAACAGTGTTAACATTTCATTCTTATTATTTTAAATTCATCCATTTTAGTAATTCATCAGTGTGATGTTTCGATATTTGCCACACGCAATCTTCTTTGTGCATAATCATGAAATCATCTAACATGATTTCACTGGCACACACATATTCTGATATACGTCTATGCCTTGTATGGAATGTGATTGTTTGATTATCTGTAATCATGTAATTTGCTAGCAATGAGTGTTTACTATCCAACTGATTACAAATATTAATCGCTCTGCGTTCAACGTCAATGCGTTTCATCTTTCATCACCTTTTCCACACTGTCAGTATCGCAATACATGTAATAGCAAATATCCCTACACAGGTGACAATTGCGCCACATATAATTTCCATTATCACCCTTCCCGTAAAGTTTATTTAAAGCCAGTTTAATAATTTCTCTTTGCTTCGATAACTGTTGCTCAAGTGTTTTATTTCTTAAAATTACGCTTTTTGTTTTTTCATACTCTTCTATATAGAAAGCATAATCCAAGTTTAGTTCAGTAAATTCGCATTCCAGTCTTTCCAGATAATTGTGTTCTGCTTCTAAGTGTGTCTTTACATAATTCAAAGATACTTCTAGCTTCTTTACCTTTTCTTTCAGTCTTGCAATTTCTGCGTTATCATTTTCCCAATTCATTTTCATTCTCCTTGTCATTTTCTAAAGTCGTAAGTATCCGCATCAGTCTGTTACACTCATCTATGCGAATCATCATGTTGTGACGCATTGGATTGTCTTTTTCATACATATCAAGCACCATTTCAAGCCCTTCAATCCTTGCTCTTAACCCACATTTAATACTGGTATATGTCTCCATGGTATCACCACCTTTCTATCTCCACCACAAAGCTAGAAACAGTATTATAATTACTGTTTCAGCGATAAACCATAATGCGTATTTCATTTGTCAAGTTCACCATCCTTAATAGTTATAACACACATATAAGTTGGGTCATTTTTCATTATAGGAGTTGAATCAGCTTTACATTCCAATAAATAATAACCCAATGTTTTTCTCAAGCTTTCTAAACTGCCAAAGTATATAATGTGGTCATGATATTCTATTCCAACCATTTCATAACTTCCTTTTTCGATTAGCTTATTTAGGATAGTTTCTACCGTTTCCATTATATTTCTCCTTCTTCAATTATGATAATATATGTTCTACCAGTTTCTATTCCTTTTTTCATAGTAGCATTGCATTCTCTAATAAACCTTGTCGTTGCCCATATAACTATATCCCCAAATCCAGACATAATTTCATTACCACGATACATAATAACTACGTATTTTTCTGGCTTATTTGGTAATTCACTTAATATGCTTCCTACAGTTTCCATTTCATTATCTCCTTTAAGGGGTTACCTTTATTACATTTATATTATAACACGTAAACCCGCATTTGTCAACAGCATATTTTCATTTTCGTAAAATCACATAATTTATCAGTTCACATATTCTCACACAGAATTAACATATTTATCGCATAATATTTTGATATACTGTAGGTGTCAAAGGAAAGGAGGTGAAAACATGACAAAGTTTATCACAAGAAAAGTCCCATATACGAACATCGTATTTATGCAGATGGATGAAAGTGGACAGATGGTACAGGGGGCGCACACCGTTGAGGGTCTGGCGCTGAACAGCCATGCCGCACGACGTTATTTGATTCGCAATAAAATTACGTGCGATAACGTTATCGTAGTGGACAGCAAGACAACGGAAGTATTGATGAAATGCCCGTTGAGTGAATTTATCGCACATGCAACAGTAGTAGAATAACATTAAAGGAGAAAATCAAAATGGAAAAACAGAACATGCCGGCAGTTATGGAACTGCCTGAAGAAACATTTGCAATGCAGCTAGCAAACGCACAGAGCGTAGAGGGGTCTATGTGGACAAACTACGTGATGGAAACAGAAGACGATAAAATCAAATTCTTTTCCGCAATCACACAGCCAGACAAGAAGCTTAGCGAGGTAATCAATGTACCATTTAAATTAACAGCAGTATATTGCGACACCGCAAAAACATATGACGAGAAGACAGGCGAGGAAAAAGTGTTCCCGCGCTGCATCCTGTTCAATGACAAGGGCGAAAGCTATGCGACAGGAAGTATTTGCATTTTCGGAGATTTACAGAAACTCTTTAGTTTTGTTGGATATCCTACAAAAGAGAAACCGATTAAGGTAGTAATTAAGCAGGAAGATAAAGGCTCTAAGCGTTACTACCACATCGGTTTATCTAAATAATCATAAGGGGGGGCTTATGCTCCCCTTTATTTAAAGGGGTGATTTTTTGGATATAAGATGGAAGTATGCTGATAGGCGTAAATTGCAGCAAGTCATATCATCATACAACGCGAGAATCACGAGAGAATTGAACAAGAAACCAGAGTTGGCTATGTTTGTGCCGAAGAAGTTAACGTATGAAGAAGTGCGTGCAAAGATAGACACGAGAGCCGATTATAACAGAATTGTGAATAGCCTGAAACGTGTGCACAAGAAAGGCGCGTTTGAATTAGAAAACTCTGGTACAGGTGAGGTAAGAACCAAGTACGAGATACGTGAAGCACGCATCTTAACGAACGTTACCAACAGGAGAATTAAGAATTATTTTGATAAGGTGTCGGGTGATAATACGACCCAGCGAGAGATTGCCGAAACTAACTTTTTTATCCGCCCATTTAATTTTAAGGAAATGGAACAGGGTAATTTTGACAGGTTTGTGGTGTCTATGGAGAAACAGCTCAGGAGAGTGCAACACCCAGAGGTTATCGACGAAAACTATTATTGGCAGTATTTGGGTGCCATGCGTAAACAATTAGGGATTGGAGAGGGAGACCCACTGTTTGATTTTGTTAAGAGATTGCCAGCAAAAGCTGTGTCTCAAGCGAGATTTGAAAATTACTTTTTGACGATTACAGCGTTGTACAACCCGAATGAAGTGGGCGAACGGTACGAGATGATAATGGAACAGTGGGAAGATTGGTGGAGTAAGAACGCTCAGAGGTACTCGTGACACGGTACACCGCCGATTTTGAGACCACCACAGACCCAGAAACTGCTCATGTCTGGTCATGGGAAAGTTGTGTAGTTGGTGACCCCGATAATTTTTGCAGAGGGATAGACATTGAAAGCTTTATCGAATACTGTTCGTGGGAAGACAGAATTATTTACTTCCACAATCTTAAGTTTGACAGTAGTTATATATTGTCATATTTATTGACACATGGTTACACTTGGTCAAATAAGAGGTCTTTGAAGAAGCATGAGTTTTCCACGCTTATCTCGAATATGGGGCAGTTTTATTCCGTCACCGTTTGTTTTGGAGAGACAACCACAACGTTTTATGATAGTCTTAAATTGATACGCCTTAGCGTAGAGCAAATTGCAAAAGCTTACGGTTTGGAAATGCGTAAGCTGGAAATAGACTATGACAAGCCAAGACCAGAGGGTTATATCCCGACTGACGAGGAGTGGGAATACCAGCATGTTGATGTTGCCATCATGTCTCAGGCTTTGCACATTCTTTTTACCGAAGGGTTGACTAAGATAACCCAAGGTAGTAATGCGTTATATGACTATAAGGAGATTATCGGGAAGAAGAATTTTAAACGCTGGTTTCCTGTGTTGGCGCCTGAAATTGACGCTTTTTGCAGAAAGTCATACAAGGGTGGGGCAGCACAAGTTCATAAGATTTTTGCTAATCAAGAGATTGCGGACGGTATAACGTTGGATGTAAATAGTATGTACCCATGGGCTATGTATGAAATGCCACTGCCTTTTGGGGAACCTGTGCGCTATAATGGCAAGTACCGCAAAGACAAGTGCTATCCTTTATATATCCAGAAATTGACTTGTAGCTTTGAGCTTAAAGAGGGGTACATCCCAACTATCCAACTTAAGCATTCAGGCATCTTTAGAGGTACAGATTTTTTGGAAAGCTCTGACGGAAACATTGTAGAGCTTACCCTAACTAGTGTGGACTTGCAGTTATTTCTTGACCACTATGACGTTTACAATATAGAATGGGTTGAGGGGTATAAGTTTATGAAATCAACCATGATGTTTAAAGACTATATAGACAAGTGGTATGCAATAAAGGCACAGGCTACTAAAGACGGAAACAAAGGGTTACGACAGATAGCAAAAGATATGATGAATAGCCTGTCTGGCAAATTTGGCTTGCGTCCAGAAGTGCAGGAAAAGATACCTTACTATGAGGACAGGCTTAAGTTTAAGCTTGGCGAAGTGGAACAGCGTGATAGTATTTATGTACCAGTGGTGTCTTTTATTACCAGTTATGGGAGAGATAAAGCGTTGCGTTCCGCTCAGAAAAATTATGACAGGTTTATTTATATGGATACTGACAGCTTGCACCTTGCTGGAACAGAGTTGCCAACTAACCTTGACATTGATTCCACAAAGCTTGGTTGGTGGGATTTGGAAAAGGTCTGGGTAAGAGGATATTTTATTCGGGCAAAAACATATATCGAGGAAGAAAGTGTTTCACGTGAAACAATGGAATCCATGATTAAATCCGAAAAAGCAGAGCCATGGCAGTTTTATGAGGTGGATGGGGATACACGTATCCTTAACATAACCTGTGCGGGTATGCCGAAGAATTGTTATAGGTATGTAACGTATGACAACTTTAGACCTTCGAACTGGTTTGACGGTAAGCTCATGCCAGTCATGACGAAGAATGGCATTACACTTGTGAAAAAGGTATTTACAATTCAACCGTAATATGTTATACTAAAGCCGCAAGGCTATTATGGTTAAATTGTCATACGGGTTGGGACACCACAGGGTAAAACCTGCCTGATGCCGTCGCACTGGTAATGCTATGACAAACTGTATTAGCTTTGCTTTTATTTTACAAAAGAGGTGATTAAATGGTAAAGCCAAAATTTCTTGACATAAATAGTGTGCTGTCACATAACGTCCCCATCATGATGGTGTTAGGAACGAGAGGGTGTGGAAAGACCTTTGGTGTCAAGAAGCATTTGATAAATAGGTTTGTGAAACGCCAACGTAAGTTTGTGTATGTGTTTCGTACTGACAGCCAAATGAAACGTATTCTTGGAACGACGGATATATTTGACGATATTAATAGAGCTATGATTTTTGACGAAGATATAAAGTGTGAATCAAAAGGTGCGTACTATGGGGATGAACAGATGTGTTACTTTATTCCGCTATCATTAGCTAAAGATTTTAAGCGTGCGTCTTTTCCTGACGTGGATGCCATTATGTTTGACGAATTTTTAATTGAGGAAGGTCAGACTGAACGATATCTAAAGCAGGAACCAGTGTTGTTAAGTAGTTTGATAGACACCGTCTTCCGTAACCGTGAAAAAGTTGAGGTGTACCTGCTTGGTAATGCCACAACGATATACAACCCATATGCCTTATATTATGGGGTTGAAAAACCATATGGTAAAAATGTGAGCAAATCCAAGGACGGCAGAGCAATGATTTATCTAGCAGCGGATGAGGAATTCATAAGGTACCGTGAGCAGACAGCCGTCGGAAACCTGATAAGCGGAACAGCCTATGGCTCATTCTCCCTGCACAATAAGTTTCAGTCTGAGAAAGCTGGTTTCATCGCTAAAAAGGAACAGTGCTCCCCGCTGTTTACATTCATTTACGAGGAACAAACGATGGGCGCTTGGATATCCTACAAGCTTGGCAAAATGTGGATATCCGAAGACGTTGACCCACAGTGTAGGTTGGTATATGCGTTAACTGTGGACGGACACAATGAGAACACAATGCTTATCAAAAGCAAGCACGGCTCGATGGTGGACATGGCTGTAAGGTACTACCAAAACAGCTGCCTATACTTTGAAAATTACAAATGTAAAGAAATTTTCCTGAATGTCTTGAAAATGTATTTGTGATGTGTTATAGTGGTATCAAGGTGGTGATATATCATGGACGCATGGTTGCAAGCGATTACGACAGTGGGATTTCCTATCGTCATGTGTGGAGTAATGGCTTGGTATGTAAAGTACCAAACGGATAAGAACCGTGAAGATGTCAAGGCATTGAATGACCAGCACACAAAGGAAATGATGGAAGTAACAGAAGCTATCAACAACAACACGCAAGCGCTTATAGCGCTGAAAGAAACAATGAAGAAAGGTGAATGATTATGAGTAAAAAAGGAATTGATATTTCAGAACACAACGGCAACGCTGAAACGGCAATCAAAGGGGCGGACTTTGTAATGATTCGTTCCTCTTGGGGGCACTTTGCTATTGACAAAAAACTCGAAGACAATGTAAAGTTGTGCAAAAAGCATGGTAAACCATACGGCTTTTATCACTTTAGCTACGCACGTAACTACAAAGAAGCAAAAGACGAAGCCCACAAGTGTATGAACCTAATTTCCCGATATGGGAACACATATCCTATTGCTCTGGATTTGGAGTGGGACGATGGCGCAAATTGGAAAAAGAACAATGGCATCACGTACGCTAGCGAAATGGAAGTATTAAAGGCTTGGAAAGAAGTGGTCGAGCAGGAGTGCAAAACTTATTTGCTCCTATATTGTAACAGGTCTTTTTACAACCAGTTAAAAGCTGTGAACGAAGCACGATTGAAGTCGGTTGACTTATGGTTGGCAGAATGGGGTGTTTCTGAACCTTCAATCCCTTGCGGCATGTGGCAGTACAGAGGTGGCCCTCTGGACTTGGATGTCGCATATTACGATTATCCAACCTTGCTCAAGGACTTGCACAAAGGGAACAGCCAGAAGCCTACTACAGAAATCAAGGTCGGTGACAAGGTATCCCCCAAAGAAGCAGTCAACTATGATGGTGTAAAGCTCATTGCGGATGTAAAAGGTATGAAACTGGATGTTATTGAGATTAGCGGCGATAGGATTGTTGTGTCTTACCCAACAGGTGGCACAGAAGCCTTTGCAAAGTCAAACCTCAAAAAGTAATATGCCTTGGATATCACGAGCGGGTGGGCTGAATCAGCAGGAAATGGAAAACAATGCTGATATCGTTATATCCACTTATCAAGACATGGGTTTTGATAATGCAACGATTGCAGCCATACTTGGCAACATGCAAAATGAAAGTAGTGTGAACCCTGGTCGAGAGGAAGAAGGGGGCGGTGGTGGATACGGTCTTGTGCAGTGGACACCAAAAAGCGTTCTTCAAGAACACTGTGCCACCCTCGGACTTTCACCTTATACCAGTGGTGATGTACAGCTTAAGGTTATTCCACAGGAAGTACGAAATGTAAGTGGTGTGGCGGAGTGGTACACGACCGAAGCATTCATTCAGCCATATTACAATAGCGGAGCTACCAGCGACATGATAGGTATCACAGGCAATCAGTTTTTGTCTAATTCTATGGGCTGGACTGCGGACAAGCTAGCCGTTCTGTTCATGGTTGGATATGAGCGACCTAGCTATGACCCATCCACAAACCATTATAAAAAACGAATGGCTGATGCTCTAACTTGGTATGATTACATCGGTGGCGGATGCACCTTCACTTCAAGGTTGACAGACAGCGGAATGCCCAATAACCCATACTGGTATTCGGAAAATCCGTTTTACCTAGCGGGCTATGGATTGCCGAACTGTACATGTTATGCTTGGGGGCGTGCGTACGAAATCATGAATAAACGCCCAACATTATCCCTTGGTAATGCTGACCAGTGGTATGGTTACACGCAAGACGGATACTCAAGGGGTAAGACAGCAAAGTTAGGAGCAATCATTTGTTATAGCGGCGGTTTAGTTGGCACGGGGCATGTCGGGGTCGTTGAGGTTATCAACAGCGACGGCAGTATCGTAACAAGCAACAGTAACTATGGGGCAGAATATTTCATCACCTACAACCTGCCCGCGGATTACAGCATGTCAGGACTTACCTTTCAAGGCTTTATTTATATTCCGTGTGGGGGAAATCCACCTTTCAGTAGGGGAAATAAAATGCCTTGGATATATTATTTGAAAAGGAGAATAAGATAATGAGAACAAGATTAGCATATGAGGAATTGCTTACACGGCTCATGAATAGCGGAGAGTTGACTCCTGATATGGAAGAAGACTTTAGGCGTTTAAAAGATGAACTGGACGAGCGTGAGGGAATGCTCGCTAGATACGGGGAAACATATGACGGGGAAAATCGGGAGTATGAGTGGGTTGCAAGAGAAGTAACACGCGAAGACAACGAAGACGGTTCTAACGATATCGTGCAAGACCCACAGGACAATAATGTGGCGGACACCCCGAAAGAAAATGTCATTGACTGGGAAGCGAAGTATCGTGAATTGAAGCAGAGATACATTGACCGTTTTATGGGTCGTATCAAGGAAGAAAACCTGGAAGACATGCGGAATGACTTAGAAAGAGGTCGCGACGATGGCGGAGAGGGAATTAACGAGGTCACATACAATGACCTGTTTAAAGAAGGAGAGTAATTAAAATGCCAAAAATACCTACAGTAAAAAACTTGGAAGCAAACACCGCACAGATTCTGAATGCGGCAAGAGCTGACATTGGCGGAGCATATGCACAAGATGTGCCTAAAGCGTTAAGCGATGGAACGAATCTGGCGGCAATCGGGGAAATCGTGATGAACAACCCAGCTTACCCAAACCAGCTATATTCCAGCTTAGCAAATCGTATTGGAATGGTGTTGCTTACTTCAAAAGCATATCGCTCAAGCTTGAAAATGTTGAAGCGTGGGCTTATGACATTTGGCGAGAAAGTTGAAGAAATCTTTGTTGCCATGGCTGAACCGCACGATTATAATATCGTGGAAGCTCAGACAAATGTATTTAAGTTGGAAACAGGCGATGTTTATACAGCATTCCATACATTAAACTACGAGAAGTTTTACAAGAAATCAATCAGCGAGGAGAACTTACGACAGGCGTTCTTATCCCCTGAGGGAGTATATGACCTTATCGGAGGGTTATATGAATCACTGTACAGCGGGGCGGAGTATGATGAGTTCTTGACTACAAAGTATTTGATTGCTAAAATGATTCTGGATGGCTACATCGGTGTAACTCAGATTCCAGCTGTGACAGCTGACACGGTAAAAGAGGTTGCCACTACGATGGCTGAAGCATCCTACATGTTCCGTTTCCCGAGCAACAAATACAACATTGCAAAGGTAACAACATTCAGTAGACCAGAAGACTTGATTCTTATGACATCTGCTAAATTCGGAGCTTTAAACAACTTCAATGTTCTGGCTTCTGCATTCAATATGGACAAGGCTGAGATTGAAGCACGCCATGTCATGATTGACGGATTTGATGTGTTTGACCTTGACCGTTTGGACAAGCTGCTGGGTAACGACCCTGAGTATGCTCGTTTTACTGAGGACCAGTTACAGTTACTGGCGAGTGTTCCAGCTGTTACATTCGATAAAGACTGGTTCATGATTTTCGATGTCCTTATGACATACAAAGAAATCTACAATCCAGAGGGTATGTACTGGCAGAACATTTACCACGTTTGGAAGATTTTCAGCGTATCACCATTTGCTAACGCAATGATGTACACAGACCAGACAAGCGGTATTACAAGTGTAACAGTATCCCCAGCTACAGCAACACTCAGCAAAGGCGCAACCTTGCAGTTATCAGCAGCAGTTGTTGGTACAGGGTTTGCGGACAAGACGGTAACTTGGGGGTTATCTGGAACTGAAACTGTAACAAGCACAATCACCCCAAGTGGTCTGTTGACGATTGCAGGAACAGAAGCAAATACTACTTTGACTGTTACTGCTAAATCAGTACTTGACCCATCCAAAACAGGCACGGCTACAATCACTGTAGCGGCTTAATGAATTTTGTAACAACTATATCACCGCTCACTAATGTACGCATTTTGAGCGGTGTACCATTAGATAATAGTTACACAGACACGTTAACGTTTGGTTCTGCCACAGCACAGTACAATTACTTTGCGGCAAAGGCTAAGTACAACAAACCAAATATGACACCGGTTAGTATGCAACCAAATACTATAGCCGTGGATGTGGTTGCCGACAACCTGTATGATTGTAACTATATCATGTTTCAAAATAAGAACTTCAATAACAAGTGGTTCTATGCTTTCATTGTTGGTATCGAATTTGTGAATGTCAACATGAGCAGGATAACATTTGAGTTGGATGTGTGGCAAACTTGGTACTTTGACATAACTATAAAACAATGCTTTGTAGAACGTGAGCATGTAAATGATGATTCGATAGGTGCAAACCTTGTACCAGACAATGTGGAACGTGGAGAGTATGTATATCAATTACCAATGACATCCTCAATAGCCGCTAACAAATGTATCGTGTGTGCAACTACGGTTAATGCAGATGGTTCTACAGTAGAGGGCGGTATGCTTCACGGTGTTTACCAAGGATGTAGCTATTTATTTTATGATGCTACAGACGGCGGCGCGACAGACTTAAACGATTATCTTAAAAAGTTGACAAACGCCACAAAATCAGATGCGGTGGTAAGCTTATTTATGGCTTGGAGAGCCATGGCTTATGATGCGCCAATTGAGGACAACGCACCTAGAAGACCATCTACTATAGACGGATACACCCCAGTCAACAACAAATTGTACACAGACCCATATGTAAAAATGATTGCGTGGGACGGTGCTGGAAGCTATGCCGAGTATTCGTATGAATTTTTCAAAGACCCAAGTAATCCTAAATTTGAGTTAACGTGGGACATCACACCTAATCCGTCTATATATGCACAACCAAAAGATTACTCAGGGTATGGCGGTGATACTAACAAGCTATGCGTAACTGGATTTCCGCAATGCTCATACGTTATAGATACGTACAAAGCATGGTTGGCTCAAAATGGTGGTGTTATCGGAACAACTATAAATACCACAAGTAACCTTGCCAATGGCTTAGCATTAGGTTTTGGTTCTGCTCTTACAGGTGGAGCGCTAGGCGGCATAGGAGTTGCTACAGGTTTAGGTAATGCTTTCACAAATACATTTAACAGCGTGAAAGAAATAAAAGTACATGCGGCTTTACCACCAACATATCAAGGGACAAATTCCACAAGCGTAATGATGGCAAACGATGGATTAGCACCACACTATCAAGCTATCACTATTCGTAGTCAGTTTGCTAAACGCATAGATGATTTCTGGAGTAAATATGGGTACCCGATAAATGACAATAAGGTTCCAAATATCACAGGAAGACCAAGCTGGAATTTTGTGAAAACCCAAGGGGCAGTAGTGGTAGGTAGCGTGCCATTTGACGATATAGTAAAAATCAAGTCCACATTAAACAACGGAATTACATTTTGGCACGGTGACTTTGTGGGAGATTATGGAAGGAGCAATAAATAATGTCCAGTAAAAGAAGAAAAATAAAAGCGATGCTCAATAACGATGCAACTTACGCGGATATATTTGGAAGACTTTCCATGCTCTGCATGAACTGCTATGAATGGCTGAACCTGCCAGATACGATTGACGAAAGATTCTTGGAACTAACTCTAATGTACAAAGGTTACATCCTGTACTTTCACGATGAAGTGCTGGGGGATATTACTCTGCCTTGTATGTTTGACGGAGAGCTGGATATCTATCGTACCCCAACACGCCGATATCCATACTCTGTCACCTCAGATTATTTCGATGTTAGAACCGATATAGACAGTGTCTTTATCTTCAACAACTATTTGCGTAAGCCAACAATTATGACGATAGACTTATACGCAAGACGGTTGACTAACATACTACGCGCTATAGATGTAAACATAAACGCCCAGAAAACACCGATTGCAATGTCTACAACGATTGCCAATTTACAAAGTGTGAATGAAGCTTATTCGCAATACGATGGAAACGTGCCAGTTATCTTGACCGACAGGTCGGCAGGAATAGATTTTAAGGATGCATTCCAAGCAATCAAAACTGATGCACCTTACGTAGCTGACAAGCTGTGGTTTATGTATCAAGCCCTTTGGAATGATGCGATGACAGCACTTGGTATCGAAAACTCCAACACGGATAAGCGTGAGCGTAGAACAGAAAGCGAAGTCAATGGCTCTGGGGGTGCCATCGAGATGTATCGAAACAGCGGGCTTTCAATCAGAAAGCAAGCTTGTAAGGAAATAAATAGAATGTTTGGTCAAAATATAGATGTAATCTTCCGTAGTAATATGGACACGCTAATTAACCGTGCTTTCAATCCTCAAGCTGCTCAAGAACTGGATGGGCAGGAAATTGAAGGTTACGTAGAAAGTGAGCTAGAATATGATATATGATGATAGGGACCAATATACTATTAGTGTACGCTGGATTATAGAAAGTTATTCACAGGAAACACCAGACATTACAACCGACCAAAAGATTGCTATTGCATTGCCAAAGATATTCAATTTCGATTTCCCAATTTACGATGAATCATATCGCTCGACATTTGAGGACAAGCTAATAAGGCACTTCTACTTTCACGAAATTAACATAACTTCCATAGGGCGTTGGAAATTTATGCTAAGAGAGAAGCTTAATCTTATCATGCCTGTGTACAATAAGATGTATGAAGCCGTGGCAATAAAGTATGACCCACTGATTGACACGCAAATGCATGAAACATATACGCGTAACAACAACCTAACTAGCGATTCAAGTACGAACGGAAACGTAACACAAAAGGATACTAGTAACAATAGCCAAGTTTATTCGGACTTACCACAAACCACATTACATGGCGGTGACTATGCTACTAATTCGACCCAAAACGAGGGTACAGCAAATTCCACGCAGAACGCTAGCCAAACGGCTAATGCGACAAGCAATAACAAAGAAACATATGAACATGACAACACAGGTTTCTCAAGTCGTTCACAACAGGCGTTGTTAATGGAATACTACGAATCCTTAAGAAATGTGGATGAAATGGTATTTAATGAACTTAGGGAACTATTTATGTTGATTTATTAAGGAAAGGGTGATAATATGGCGCAAATACCACAACCGCTGGGCTATACGCACTTCTATTGTACTTTTATTCTTCCGTTATACTTTGATGAGGATTTGGACAGCTACTTAAAATTGCTCAAAATACAGCACAAAGTCAACGAGCTAGTTAATAACAATAACCAGATAATTGAATGGCTAAATGAATTGGATGCATGGCTGCAAACCATGTTAAAAAAATATGCGCAAGAAATATTAAATCAGTTTCTGGAAAATGGCGAGCTTACAATCAACGCTATTTACCACGCAGATACCGAAACGTTATCATTTGTGTTCGGAAAGAAAGGGGTGTAATAAATGGCAGAAGTTGCTAACCTAGAAGTCCAAAGCGGTACGTACTCAATTAAAGACAATACTGCAAGAACTAAAATAACTAACATTGTAAATGGCGACTTGCCAAATAAGGCAAGTGCCAGAGTGTGGAATGTTGTCACGGACGGAGGTGCAGACCCAACAGCTGGCCGTTCTTCACAATCTGCTTTTGATAAAATAGCTAGTATTATTGACAAGTATGATTACGTTTATATACCTAAAGGTGGATATATACTAAACAAGCTATTTATATGCAGTAGCAAAGTGATATGTGATGGACAGACGATTGATGAAAACCCAGACAGCAAAATTATATATACAAAAGAAATGCCAACGTTTTACCCAAGTTTTAAATTATTAAAACAAACTGAAAAACCCAGCGACGGGAATAGTTTTCAGGGCTGGTGTTATCTTAATGACGATGACGATTATACAGCAAATGTGCTCGCGGTTAATCGTAACGCTAGTACACAAAAAACAGTACTTAATAGGTATACCAATTTGTTAGAACTTGCAAATTCAGAACAAAAGCCGTGGGGACATGGAAATTCTTTAACTTACATGCCAAACTTGACACAAAATGGGAAGAACCAGGTCTATATGGTGTGCCCAATAAACGCAAATAACCTAATCATGTACGACGCTTCAACAGGTAATAGTAATACTGTTATAGTAAACGGAATTAGCTCACAAATAAATATAGCTAATAAGATTGGTAAATCTTCGCATATCATTGTACAGACTGAGGACGATAGGATTCATGTATGTCAATGTTCTGGCAATGGTATAAATGTTTCATTTACTTCAGTATATTCTATACCGATTTCGAGACCAGTTATACAAGCGCGTAAGCTAGGCGGTCTTAATGGATTGGCATACTTGAAAGGCAATATATTCACATTATGGAGTGACAACACGTCTAGTGACTATGATTTTGTACGTAATGCTATAAGGGTAGATAAAATATCAGGTGGATTGTTGTATCAATATCTAGTTACCCCAACATATGAAGCAAAAGAGTACGAGGGTCTTAATGTTAGGGGCGACAAAATACATTTGCTTGAATATGGAAACAACAGTAATTTTACCGACTATAACTCCTGGTCGATATGGGAAATAGACCCATATGACAGCGGTTTGGCAGATAAAAGTACAGAATTAGGATTTAACGGAATATTAGGTGAGCAAAGGCTTAGAGTAAGTTCTAATAATAGCAACTGGGGCAGAGGAACAAGTGATTCGCCGTTTAGATGGATGCAGTTTGCTATCAGTTATGCCTCCTCATTTCAGCCTGTGCACATTTCATCCAGAACCACAGATAGTGGGGTATATCCACAAGAGCTGCACATTAAAAATAGGGCGCATTTCTTAAAAATCTCAAATGTGACATTTAATGGAAAAATAACCGTAGAAAATTGTGTAAACGTTCAATTTGACAACTGTGTGTTTAATTTTACTGGTGATTATCAAATTACGATTGACGCAAGTAATGTAGACTTTGTGGGATGTGCCGCTAATATGAAGGGCGGACAGTCAGGAAATGGGTGGATACGTGCTGTAGGAAACTCAAGTGTAGAATTGCATGGCGGTTGTAGAATCACCGCAAGAAATGCAGCTTCACTTTCCCGTGGCGCTAAGTTTAGTTTTGGTATCGATACAACTGGAGCATTATACAACTGTATTTATAACGAGGGAAGTGTTTCATTGGGTAATGTATCAAAAATAACACACACACATAAATCTACACTGTC